CGCAGGATATCTACACTACTAATCAAGACGAAATGTCCATAGCATATATTTGTGGGAGACCAAACATCGTTGACACGTTTCTCATGACTGTCGATGATACAGAGGGATCGTCACTCATTGACATCCCCATAACTCCTTCATATGCGATAGCGTATGCTGGAACAGCTAAGGCTGGACACATCGCGTGCACACAATTAGCTTATGTCTCCAACTTATTTGCCTATTGGACAGGGACCCTTAATTATGTAGTAAAGTTTTCCAAAACTCCGTTCCATTCCGCTCGAATTCGAATTTCTTACTGGCCTTTTACTAATGCTTACGATTCTGATACTGTTTCTAATGCTTATTCTATAATCATGGAACTCCGTGAATCTTCTGAAATTTCGTTCTCTGTTCCCTATGTTAGTACTTTGCCTTGGCTGCAGACAAACTCTTATGCTCAAGATGTTGGTTGTACTGGTCGCTTGCGTATTTCTGTTGTTAACGCACTTAAAAACGCTGGTGATTCTGACTCCACCATCGACGGCTTTATTTGGGTGTCTGCGGGTGAAGATTTCAAACTCTCAGGTTATGGTTTAAGAGCCAACAAAGTCATAGCCGAACCTTTCGTTCTAACTGAAGATCCTGAAGATCCTGATCCTCCTACTTTACTTCCTCAAGCTCAAATAGGAGAAACGAATATTTCGCCTACAAATGTAGCTCAAAATTCGGCATCTATGTCTATGTTACAGACTGTCACTGATCCCGCCTATACTATTTATAGTTCTGTGGGAGAACATTTCTGTAGTCTTAGACAATTGTTGAAGAGAGCCGCATTTTGGCGGACTATAGGGACTCCTCATGTCAACTTTACCATCCCTCATCCTCTTGATGAAAATGCCGACATGTTATCTTCTACTTCTTCTATTTCTAACACCTGGAATGGCTTTTATAGTCAGGTAGGTGGTACTTCTAAGAATAATCTTCCTCATATTTCCTATATTTCTCGACTTTTTCGATACTATAGGGGATCTCTTAGGTATCACTTTTTCTTTTCTGGGGGGCATAAGGGTTATCTAAAACTCTTTCCTATGATTGAACCTACTTTTAATCCTCCTATGTCCATCTTACCTATAGGGTCTAGTTCAGTTGCTCAAGTAGAAGTACCTTTTGCCCAACAATGCAACAAGCGTGTTGTCGGCTACAACATGGACGGAAAAACCTCAAAATACGTCACACTTCACGGCGTTACCCATGGCTATTCAGGCCAAATGGAGGTATTCCTAAATGTTGGAGAAGATTTCTCGTTTGGGTGTCTTGTCGGTGCTCCTTCCGTTACCACCTACACTGCTGGTGTTCCGAATATCGATGGTAATACAGAACCAGAATTGGTTACTATTACAGACGAAACCGGTAACTTCACTGCAGATGTTAACAACGGTGCTCTACTAGTTTCTTCTTGACTAGATCCCCCCCCTCCTCCAACTAAAACTGCATTTTCCAAAACTTTAACTTCTGGTACAATTTCTTTAGAACCAGATTCTTACTATACTTTTCTTTAAAATGCAACCTTTCAACAAAATGCTCATCTCATCGTTTATGGTGATGATGCTGCCTCTACTTCCATCTGTGACGTTTCAAGTGATTCTTTTGCTTTAAACATTAGAACTGCTTATTATATTGTTTCTAGATTTAGTTTGTATTTGTCGGCTGTGAATGTCTCTTTGTTTGATAGTTTTAGTGATTCAACAATGTATTTTGTCCCCTCTGATTTAATTGTTTCTGTTAATACTTATAACCAATCTGATTTAGGTGATTTTACTCGTAATGTCTTTTTGAAAGCAGGTAAAGCTGCTGCATTCTTTTGGGATTCGGAATTTACGGTTAATAGTGGTATTGTTGATGAAATTAATATAGAATTTGTGGGTACGGGAG